CGTGCGTATGGCGAACTAGGCCATCCTGATAGTCCCTCCATCAACCTAGATCGCGTGTCACATATGATCACTGGACTTAGGAAAGAGGGAACAAACTGGATCGGTAAGGCTAAGATCCTTGAAACACCTATGGGTAAGATTGCACGTGGTCTACTCGAGGGTGGTGCTAATCTAGGAGTTTCTAGTCGAGCTCTTGGTACTCTTCGTATGAACAAAGAGGGTGTACAAGTCGTTCAAGACGATTTCATGCTCTCGACAGCGGCAGACATTGTTGCGGATCCATCCGCTCCTGATGCATTCGTAAGGGGCATTATGGAGTCGGTTGACTGGATCTTTGTTGATGGAAAATTTGAACAGAAGCAGATAGATCGTACTAAGGAGTTTATTGAGTCTACTCCAAAGAAGCGGTTAACCGAAGCTTCGATTATGGCATTTCAGAGTTTTCTGAAACATCTAAAGTAAATACGTACATCGTATAAATAAACTAATCATCTAGAAATAGGAGAACTAATAATGTCTATCGAACAAAAGATCGCTGATCTTCTCGAAGAAGCAAACAAGCTAGAAGTCGAACAAGTCGCTGAAGAGGCGGTTGTTGCCGAAGAGACGGTTGATGAAAGTCATCAAGCCGACACCACGATGAAGCACGTTAAGAATCCTACTGCAGGTGAGAAGAAGGCTGCTAAAGACATGAAGCCTGGCATTGCTGGCTATAAGGACCGCATTGACATGCTCAAGAGCGCCGAAGCTGGTGGCCGCTTGAAGAAGGAAGAAGCAGAGTATACAGTGGATATGTCAGAAGACATCGCCGCGCTAACTAATGGTGAAGAACTCAGCGAAGAGTTTAAGACTAAGGCCGCCACGATCTTTGAGGCAGCCGTAGTAACACGCGTTAAGAGCGAAATCGCTCGTCTCGCGGAAGAGTTTGACGCTCAGCTTGATGAACAAGTTGAGTCAATCAAAGAGGGTCTTGTTGAAAAAGTTGATGGATACCTCAACTACGTAGTTGAGCAGTGGATGACAGATAATGAGCTTGCCCTTGAGAGTGGTATGAAGAATGAAATCCTTGAGAGTTTTGTTTCAAGCATGAAGGGTGTGTTTGAGCAGCACTATATTGAAGTACCAGAAGAGAAGTTTGACGTCCTAGGTGAGATGCAACTAAAGACTGAAGCCGTTACGGCCAAGTTGGACGAGCAACTCGCAGCGAACGTTGCACTATCGAAGCAACTCAATGAGATGAAGCGTACAGCCTCTATCGATGAGTTCGCTGTAGGAATGGCCGACACAGAAGCGGAGAAGTTTAAGTCTCTAGCTGAAGAGTTAGCATATGATGATGCCGAGACATTCAAGGCAAAACTTCAGACTATTAAAGAGAATTATTTTGGTAAGAAGCAGACCGCACCTACGGTGCAATCAGTTGTCACAGACGCTCCAGTTGCTTTGACTGAAGAGGTGGTTCATACCCCTCAGATGGCACACTACCTACGCACTTTGAGCAACATGAAGTAATCCCATTAACACAAAGGAAATAAAATGCAAACCCGTCAAGAACTACTTAAGAAGTGGGCCCCTGTCCTAGAACATGGTCCTGAAATCAAAGACGCTTATCGTCGCGAAGTCACAGCCGTTCTCCTAGAGAATCAAGAGCGTGAACTAGCTAAGAGCGCCGAAGCACTCTATGAAACTGCTCCTACCAACTCAGGCGGTGCTGGTCTTGCCCTAGGCGGCGCTGGTGCTGGTAGCAATGCTGTTCAAGGTTACGACCCAGTCCTAATCAGTCTAGTTCGTCGTGCAGCTCCTCAACTAATCGCTTATGACATCGCTGGCGTTCAGCCAATGACTCAGCCTACCGGTTTGATCTTCGCATTGAAGAGTCTCTACACCAGCCAGTCAGGTGCAGAAGCTCTATTCAATGAAGCTGATACTGGCTTCGGCGGCACTGGTACCCACCAGACCGGTCTAGATGGTAGCAACCTTGCTACTAAGACATTCGGCACAGGCCTAACCACGGCAAACGCTGAAGATCTTGGCGCTGGCGTTACTTTCAACCAGATGGCATTCAAGATCGACAAGGCTACTGTTACTGCTAAGACTCGTGCACTACGTGCTGAGTACTCAACAGAACTAGCTCAAGACTTGAGGGCAGTTCATGGTCTAGACGCTGAAGGCGAACTAACCAACATCCTCTCAACAGAAATTCTTGCTGAGATCAACCGTGAAGTCATTCGTACTGTGTATCTAGCCGCTAAGGTTGGTGCAGAAATCGGTACCGCCACTGCTGGCACCTTTGACCTAGACGTTGATGCTAACGGTCGTTGGTCAGTTGAGAAGTTCAAGGGTCTAATGTTCCAGATCGAACGTGAAGCCAATGCTATTGCCCAGACTACACGTCGTGGCCGTGGTAACTTCATGATCTGCTCAAGCGATGTTGCTTCAGCATTGGCCATGGCTGGTGTTCTTGACTATGCACCTGCTCTTGCTAACAACCTAAACGTTGACGAGTCAAGCACCACTTTTGCTGGTGTTCTAAACGGCAAGTACAAGGTCTACATCGATCCGTTTGCAGCTAACCAAGCAGCCGCTCAGTTCTTCGTCATGGGCTACAAGGGTACCTCAGCATTTGATGCTGGTCTCTTCTATTGCCCTTACGTTCCTCTAGAGAAGGTTCGTGCCATTGATCCTGCTACCTTCCAGCCAAAGATTGGCTTTAAGACTCGCTACGGCATGGTCTCAAATCCTTTCACCGCCATCACAACTGGCGCCAACATCTACTATCGTAAAGTTCAAGTCACAAACTTGATGTAATAGTAAGGTTGACAAATCCAGCGTAGACTGGATACTTCAAAGGACCCTTTCGAGGGTCCTTTTTTTATATAAATACAATATGAACAGACTTGAGGTCATATGGCTACACTAATCTCGGGACCAACCCCTGCAAACATAACACCACTGTCACCCAATGGGTTCATGTTCTCTATTCAGAAGATTCCAGAGATGACGTACTTCTGTCAGAGTGTAGCCATTCCATCGGCATCACTTGGTGTCATTGATGTAGCTACACCATTTGTTGACTATCCAGTGCCTGGCGATAAGATCGTGTTTGCTGAACTTAGTGTTCAGTTTCTCGTTGACTCAGCGATGGCAAACTATAAAGCTATCTTTGATTGGATTAAAGGCCTTGGGTTTCCAGAGTCGTACTCGCAATATACTACTGCTACTAACTCAACATTGAACCTTCCTTATAATGCAGCGGTTCTATCAGACGCAACGCTCACCATTCTTGGTAGCAACAATGAACCAGTACAGACTATCCAATTCGTGGACTGTGTGCCTATTTCAATAGAATCGCTACAGTTCTCCTCTACGTCTACTGACGTTCAGTACCTAGTTGGAAACGCTACATTTAGGTACGCACTCTATAAATTTATTTAATTGTACAATATATCTTGTCCATGTTATAATGGACGAAATCGTGATGAGGATACAGAATGACATTAGATGACTTACACGACCTATGGGACGTCGATTGCGCGCTCGACGACAACCATCTCGATCGTGAATCAGTAAGAACACCCAACCTACACGCCAAATACCTGCGGCACCTCATCCAGCACAAGATGAAGCTCGCTGCGCTGGCAGTCGACTACGATACTCTACGCCAGAAGAAGTTTCGCTACTATAGAGGTGAGATGGGTAAGACGGAACTTGAAGAATTGAGTTGGTCACAATGGCAGGGCATTAAACCACTTAAGAACGAGATGATGGAATTCCTAGAGGGTGACATTGACCTGAACCGGGTGTCTATCAAGCGTGAATACATCAACTGCATGGTTCAGGCCATAGAAGCTATCCTTGGTCAGATCAAAGCTCGTGACTGGCAGATCCGAAACGCGATCGAGTTTAAGAAGTTTATCTCCGGACATTAATATGATAACAATTGAGAAGGTAAACGAGGTACATGTTCGAGTGTACTCAGATCCGGACATTGAGCAGGAACTGTCAGACTACTTCACCTTTCAGGTTGATGGCTATAAGTTTATGCCGGCGTATCGCAGCGGTGTGTGGGACGGTAAACTGCGTCTATATAACCTTCAACGGAAGACACTCTATGTTGGACTAGTAAAGTACGTCATGGACTTTGCTGTAAGGAACCAATATGAGGTCAAGTCATATCAGCAGGAGTTGACTGCAGTAACAGTTGAGACCGTTCGTGAGTACACAGACTGGTTAAACCTCTGTGCCCGTGGACAAAAGATAGAAATACGCGAGTATCAACTACAGGCAATCGCAAAGGCATTGACAGATGAACGAGTTGTATTGCTATCACCTACGTCGTCAGGTAAGTCGCTAATCATCTACACTGCGATGAGACATCACCTAGATCTAGGTCGTAAATGTATCGTGATCGTACCCACTACATCACTCGTGGCTCAACTATACAAGGACTTTGAGGACTACTCCGCTGAGAATGGTTGGCGCGCCGACAAGCATTGTCAGATACTATACTCGGGGTTCACTAAGGACTTTACTAAGGACGTTCTTGTTACCACATGGCAGTCGATCTACAAGCAGCCAGCACAGTGGTTCGCACAGTTTGACGTCTTGTTTGGTGACGAGGCTCACCAGTTCAAGGCGAAGTCTCTGACCACCATCATGGAGAAGATGGTCAATGTTCGTTACAGAATAGGAACCACAGGCACGATCGACAACGTGAAGTGTAATAAGTTGGTCCTCGAGGGTTGCTTTGGTCCAGTACATCGAGTGATCACCACTCGCGAGTTGATGAACGCCAACCAAGTCGCCGACCTGAAGATCAAGTGTGTGCTACTCAAGTACGACGAGATCACGCGCAAGGCCAACACGCACAATACCTATCAACAGGAGATGGACTTCATCGTAACACACGAGAAACGAAACAAGTTCATACAGAACCTGGCGATCAGCTGCGAGGGTAACACCTTGGTGTTATTCCAATACGTTGAGAAGCATGGAAAGATCCTCTACGACATGATAAGTAGTAGGGTGGCTGAGGACAGGAAGGTATTCTTCATCTATGGTGGTACAGACGTTGATGCACGTGAATCAGCACGTGAGCTCACAGACAAAGAATCTAATGCTATTATCATAGCTAGCTTTGGTGTCTTCAGTACAGGTGTAAATATCCCATCTATTGAGAACGTGATCTTCGCTAGTCCAACTAAGTCAAAGATCAGAAACCTTCAGTCTATCGGTCGTGGACTACGGTTAAAGGAAGGTAAAGCCCACTGTAACCTATTCGACATGTCGGATGACCTACACTGGAAGTCAAAGAAGAACCATACGTTGAATCATCTTGCAG